TAACGACCACAGGCGCTCTTTTGTCGCTGGTGAACTCCAGCACTGGGTTCCAAGTCAAGACGTCTTCTACGGTCCTTACAAGCCGCTCTATAGCGGTTTCCGGGGCTGGCCTGTCCATCACCAACGGTTCTGGCGTATCTGGTGACCCAACCGTCTCTTTGAGCGGCCAAATTCTGAACTTTGCCAACGCCAGTTTTAATGGCCTTGTGGTGCTTTCGACCGCTGGCGGCATTACTTCTGCAACCATTACGGGGACTGCAAACCAAATTGGCGTTGCAAACGGGACTGGCGTAAGCGGCAATCCAACGGTTTCGTTGGCTGACAACGCCGTGATGCCCGGCACCTCCGCTATGACAGTTGTCACTGGAACTACCGCCCAACAACCTTCTGGCGCTCAAGGTCAGTTTAGGTTTAACAGTGACTCCCAGACGTTTGATGGGTATTCCAGCGGCGCGTGGAGACAATTTTCGGTTTCTGGTGGCGTAACATCATTCAGCGCGGGAACGACAGGATTTGCGCCATCAACCGCCGCTTCAGGCGCTGTGACGCTGTCTGGCACTCTAAACGTGGCAAACGGTGGAACAGGCGCAACCACGGCACCTAATGCGCGAACAAATCTAGGGGCGGCGGCTTCTGGTGCAAACACCGACATTACATCAATTGCGTTGACTACGGGTACGGTTTCAACCACCCCATCTAATTCAACCGACATTGCCAACAAGGCTTATGTTGATACCGTTGCGCAAGGGTTGGATACAAAAGCCTCTGTTGTGGCTGGAACAACTGCAAATATTACACTGTCTGGAGCGCAGACAATTGATGGCATTGCCGTTGTTGCAACCGACCGTGTTTTGGTGAAGAACCAGACAGCGCCAGCAGACAATGGTATTTATATTGCGTCTGCAACGGCATGGTCGAGAGCGCCTGACATGGACACTTGGGCGGAAGTCCCCGGTGCTTACGTTTTTGTAGAAACTGGCTCTACCCTTGCTGACACGGGCTGGGTTTGCACATCCGATGCTGGCGGCACAATTGGCGTTACTGCAATCACATGGGCGCAGTTTTCAGGGGCTGGCTCTGGCGTAAGTTCAATCACTTTTGGCTCTACTGGGCTGACTCCATCAACCGCAACCAATGGTGCAATTACTGTTGCAGGAACGCTGGCTATAGCCAACGGCGGGTCAGGTCAAATTACTGCTCAAGCGGCAATAAACGCTTTTGCGGGTGCGATCACAAGTGGATCGTATTTGCGAGGTAACGGAACGAATGTGGTGATGAACACCATACAAGTTGCCGAAGTTCCTACGCTTAACCAAAACACAACTGGTACTGCGGCAAATGTCACAGGTACTGTGGCGATTTTAAATGGCGGTACTGGACAGACAACAGCCTCTGCCGCGTTTAATGCTTTGTCGCCCATCACTACAACTGGTGACCTAATCATCGGAACTGGTGTTAACACTGCAAGCCGATTAGCAATTGGTCTAAACGGCTATCTTTTATCGTCTAACGGCACAACCGCTTCGTGGCAACCCGCCCCTGCTGGTGGTGTGACAACATTTAGTGCAGGAACTACGGGTTTGACGCCTTCAAGCGCAACTAGTGGTGCAATTACACTGGCTGGAACTTTGGCAGTCGCCAACGGCGGAACAGGTCTTACGGCTGGAACTAGCGGCGGAATACTTGCTTATACGGCAACAGGGACTCTAACGTCTTCGGCATTGTTGGCGGCAAATGCTTTAATGGTCGGTGGAGGCGCTGGGGTTGCTCCAAGCACCGTGACTACTGGAACAGGCGTTGTGGCGGCTCTGGGCGTCAATACAGGCACCGCAGGGGCATTCGTAGTCAATGGCGGCGCTCTGGGTACGCCAAGTGGTGGCACGCTGACGTTCGCCACGGGCCTGCCACTCACCACGGGCGTGACAGGCATTCTTCCCATAGCCAATGGCGGGACTGGCACAATCTACGGGGTTGCAGGCGGCACATTTTAAGAGGCACTCATGGCACAAACAAACTTTACACCCATATCGCTGTACCACAGCACAACTGCGGCGGCTATTCCAACTTCTGGCAATCTTGTTGCTGGCGAATTGGCACTTAATACGGTTGATGAGAAGCTGTACTTTAAGAACAGCGCAGGGACTGTCAAACTGCTGGCAAGTAATGCAGGCTCAGCGGCAACAGTTTCAAGCGTTGCTGTGTCTGGTGGTACAACAGGCTTGACTACCTCTGGTGGCCCGATTACAACCTCTGGCACGATTACATTGGCGGGCACACTGGCTGTTGCTAACGGCGGCACAAGCCTTGCCACCCTCACAGCCAACAACGTCATCTTGGGAAACGGCACATCAGCGCCAACTTTTGTGGCCCCAAGCACCAACGGCAACGTGTTGACTTCCAACGGCACGACTTGGACAAGTGCTGCTGCAAGTGCGCCAACAAGTTCAAGAGTTTTAGCAACCGTGTGGACTGGTCGCTCAACTCCCAACAATAAAAGTTATCGCGGAATAGCGTGGAATGGCAGGATATTTGCTGCTGTTGCAGACAGCGGCACGGGCAACCGGGTTATGACTAGCCCAGATGGAGTTACATGGACAGCGCGAACAACGCCTAGCGATAATAATTGGCAAGCTATTGCGTGGAATGGGACAGTATTTGCCGCTGTAAGTTCAAGCGGAACGGGTGATCGTGTAATGACTAGTTCTGATGGTGTTACATGGACATCTAGAACAAGTGCTGCTGACAATGATTGGAGAGCAATTGCTTGGAATGGCACTGTATTCGCCGCTGTATCAAACACTGGAACGGGCAACCGGGTTATGACAAGCCCTGACGGTACTACATGGACAATTAGAACAAGCACTGCCGATGTTTCTTGGAACGCTATTGCTTGGAGCAGCACTGTGTTTTGCGCTGTTGCTCAAGGCTCAACATCAATTATGACAAGCCCTGACGGTATTACTTGGACTGCTAGAACTGGAATTTCTAATGATAATTGGAACGGGATTGCATGGTCTGGAACTTTATTTGCTGCCGTAGCTCAAAACGGTTCTAGCAGAGTTCAAACTTCACCTGACGGGATTACATGGACTGGACGCACAGCAGCAGCAGCAATTGAATGGTACGCAATAGAGTGGAACGGAACTGTTTTTGCAGCCGTAGCAATCAGCGGAACTGGTAATCGGGTTATGACAAGTCCTGATGGAATAACTTGGACATCACAAACTAGTGCTACTGATGGCACTTGGAGAGCAATTGCGTGGAGCAGCACCGTATTTGCCGCTGTAGCCCAAGAAACCGCCTTTAGTGATTTTGTTCAGTGTATGACTACAATTTAAAGGGACGATATGACAGACTTAACCCAATGGCCTCACAATGGTTCGCCACCACCGGCAAACCCAATTGAATATACGGCGGCTCAACAAAATGACCGCAAGGCAGCAGAGGTTCGTGCTGAACGCAACATCAAATTGTCTAACTCGGATTGGACGCAAATTACTGACGCCACCGCTGACAAGACTGCATGGGCTGTTTACCGAATGACGTTGCGAGACATCACCGAACAGGCGGGATTCCCTTGGACAGTCACTTGGCCTGACGCGCCATGACCGATAAAATGATCAGCGAGACGGAGGCCAAGTTGGCAGTGCATGAAGCCATTTGCGCTGAAAGATACGCAAGCATTCAAAAGAGTTTTGAGGCTGGCTCTAAGCGCATGGCAAAGCTGGAGTACCTGCTCTACATCGTGATTGCGGCAGTATTGTTTGGCCCGGGAGTAGCTGCTGATCTCGTCAAGAAAGTATTAGGGCTGTGATGTGGATTTTTTTGACGTGCTTGCAAAAGCATGGCCCATCCTGCTGGCGATCATCACGCTGATCATCGTGCTGGCAAAACTCGACCTGCGGGTGGCGGTGTTGGAAAAAAAAATTAAAGCTCTGTTTGAGATGTGGAACAAGAAATGAAAGCCAAGCTCACTTTCTTCGTCACCTTGATGGTCAGCATGACACTGTGTATCGTTGTCTTAACAATGTCGAGTGTCATGTTGCTTGGACTGTTTGACGAGAAGGTGGACAACAACAAGATTTTTGAACTTGTTGGCCCTGCATTTCAAACCATTGTTGGTGGTTTCATTGGCCTGCTTGCTGGCGTCAAACTATCCCATGAGGACGAAAAGAAATGCTAACCCTACTCTCAACCCTGATCAGCTTCTTAGCTGGTGGCCTACCAAAGCTGCTTGGTTTCTTCCAAGACAGGGCTGACAAGAAGCATGAGATGGCGATGGCCCAGTTGCAGATTGAGCGTGAGCTTGAGCTACGCAAGGCTGGCTTTGAGGCCGCGCAACGGGTGGAGGAGATCAAGGTTGAGGGTCAGGCTATCGAAGCCGAGGCATCAGAACGGGCTGCGCTGTACGCACACGATATTGCCATTGGGCAAGGTGCATCACAGTGGATGGTCAACCTACGCTCTGGTGTGCGCCCGATACTGACTT